CTATACGGTCCGAGATTTTCAAGGAGTAAGATCTGAGTTAATAAATTTCACAAGAACTTACTATCCTGATTTAGTTCAGAACTTTAATGATGCTGGGATTTTTTCAGTTATGTTGGATCTTAACGCCGCGGTAACTGATAACTTGAATTATCAAATTGATAGAAGTATCCAAGAAACTGTATTACAATTTGCACAACAAAAGAATTCGGTTTATAATATTGCAAGAACTTATGGTCTTAAAGTACCTGGTCAAAGACCATCGGTTGCTTTAGTTGATTTCTCAATAACAGTTCCTGCTTTTGGTGATAGAGAAGACATAAGATATTGTGGAATCTTAAGAAGAGGATCTTTAGTTAATGGTGCTGGACAACCTTTTGAAACTGTCTATGACATTGATTTTGCATCACCAATTAATGCTGAAGGATCACCAAACAGATTAAAAATACCAAATTTTGATTCAAGTGGTAAATTGATAAATTACACCATTGTTAAAAGAGAAGTTGTTGTAAATGGAGTTACAAAAGTGTTCAAAAGAACAATTACCGCAAATGATGTAAAACCATATTTAGAGTTATTTCTCCCTGAAAAAAATATATTAGGAATTACAAGTGTGTTGTTGAAACCAGGAACACAATATTCAACAGTACCAAATCCGCAAGATTTTTTAAGTTTGGGGCCTGAAAGATGGTTTGAGGTTGATGCATTAGTTCAAGATAGAGTTTTTGTTGAAGACCCAACTAAAGTTTCAGATCAACCAGGTATTAAAGTTGGAAGATACATCACAACCTCTAATAAATTTATTTCTGAATACACACCACAAGGTTTCTGTAAAATGACTTTTGGTGGTGGTAACATTTCGGCCGAAGAACAACTAAGAGAATTCGCTAGAGATGGTAAAGGATTTGATTTAAGTAGATATACTAACAATTACGCTATGGGTGCGGCTTTAACACCAAATACAACACTATTCGTTCAATACAGAATTGGGGGTGGATTAGCTAGTAATGTAGGTCTAAATACAATCAATCAAATTGGTACAGTTTCATTCGCAGTTAATGGACCTTCTGATTCTGTAAATAGAAGTGTTATTAATAGTCTTCAGTGTAATAACGTAACTGCCGCAATTGGTGGTGCTAATTTACCAACAACAGAAGATGTTAGAAATATGGTTTCATTTAACTTCGCAGCTCAGAACAGAGCAGTAACTGTTAATGATTATAATTCATTAATAAGAACAATGCCGTCACAATATGGCGCACCAGCAAAAGTTGCAATCACTGAAGAAAATAATAAAATTAGAATCAAAATGTTGTCATACGACACTAATGGTAGTTTATCTAATGTTGTTTCAAATACTTTAAAACAAAACATCGCAAATTATTTATCTAACTTCAGAATGATCAATGATTATATTTCCGTTGAAGCGGCAGAAACAATTGATTTGGCTGTTACTGTTGATGTTGTATTAGATAATAGTCAAAACCAAGGTGCAATTATTTCAAAAACAATTGAAATTGTTAGTAACTTCTTTAATCCATTAGTTATACAGTTAGGTCAAAATGTAAACATATCTGAACTTAGAAGACTAATACAAGCAGAAAACGGTATAGTTAGTATTTCTGACATTTCATTCTTTAATCAAGTTGGAGGTCAATACTCTTCGGCACAAACATCTATGCCTTATTCGGATCCTGTAACAAGACAAATACAACCAACGGCAGATACTTTGTTTGCAACTCCAACACAAATCTATCAAATTCGATTCCCAAACAAAGATATTAATGTAAGAGTATTGAACTTGAAATCCGTTAATTTCTCATAGGATCATACAGAATAAGAACCGAAGTTGGTGTTGACAAGTACATCAATGTAAATTTAGAACAAGATTGGGAGTCTTTAGAAGTACTCTCACTGAAAATACTTGCAAATGATGTTTACACAAGAATGTGTGCGGATTACGGAGTTGTAGTTGGTAGAGTTTTTGTGAATAATGGTTTTGGTTTACCAAATGCAAGGGTTTCTGTTTTCATTCCTCTTGATGATGCGGATGAATTAAACCCTGTAATTTCAGAATTATACCCATACAAAACAATTACAGATACTAACGAAGAAGGGTATAGATATAACTTACTCCCTAAGTTACCATCATACAAAGGACACCAATCGACAGGATCATTTCCAAATGTATCGGATGTTTTAATGGATGATTCATATATTGAAGTGTATGACAAGTATTATAGATTCACCGTTAAAACCAACGAAAGTGGTGACTTTATGATTTTTGGGGTTCCTGTTGGAAATCAAACTATTGTTATGGACGTGGATCTTTCCGATATTGGATGTTTTTCACTATCACCACAAGATTTAATCCAACAAGGACTGGCAACTGAATCACAAGTTAATGGATCAACTTTTAAGTCCTCAACAAATTTGAGAGAACTTCCACAAATTAAAAATTTAGTATTTGATGTTGATGTATCTCCTTTTTGGGGCGATCCTGATTTATGTCAAGTTGCAATAACAAGGGTCGATTTTGATTTAACAAAATTAGCAAATATTAATATACAACCGACCTCAATTTTCATGGGGTCAATCATATCAACAACTGATGATGATGCGTTAAAAGTAAGTTGTAAACCAAAAAATAACACAGGAAATCTTTGTGAATTAGTTGCGGGACCTGGTGAAATTTTAGCAATTAGACACACAATAAATTCTGACGATCAAGGATTACCAATTCTTGAACAGTATCAAATAGAAGAAGAAGGAAAAGTTATTGACCAAGATGGGACATACCTTTTAAATGTTCCTATGAATTTGGATTATGTTTTTACAAACGAATTTGGTCAACAAGTATTATCGGACGATCCATCAAAAGGTATCCCAACAAAAGGTAGATATAGATTTAAATTTAAATGGCAAAATGAACAGGGACTACAAGGTAGTTTCCAAAGAGCAAACTTCTTAGTTCCAAATGTTAGAGAATATGGTTGGTCAAGTTATACGACTGACCCATTAACAACATCCTCACCAACAACATATCCATATACTTTAGGTGTTGGTGTTGTAACGGGATCCACACTTGTTTTCGCAACCGCACAAGGGTTGGCGGACCCAACAACCACAAATGTTGAATCATACATAATTTATCTAAATGGACAACCATACACAGGAACTTTAAATGCTATTGAGATAACACCAGGAACATCAATACAAATTGTTGCAAATCCCGTTGACCCATCCCAACCACAAGTAATAACATTTAAACAATATCCACAGGCTCTTTTTGATCTTTATAGATCATACGCCTTTAGTACTGATTGGGATGATTACGTGAACAAACAAGAAGCTATTGATTGTGAGGATACTTTCTATGAGTTCCATTATAATAAAGTATATACAACTGCGATGTTCTTGGATAGATACAAAAATGGTATTGGAAGAGCAAAACATTTAGGTATAAAAGAAATTGATAATAGAACTTGTAAGTCAACCGTTAACACTTTTCCTGTTAATGATATTATAAGAAACTTTGACCCAATCTTTTTTGTCTTCAACGTACTTGTTAATATTCTGACATTTCCGATTTTGGTGTTATTATTTGTGGCACATTTAATTGCATTACTATGGCCGGTATTAAAATACTTGTTATTATTCTTAGGTCCATATATTGTGTACCAAGGTGTTTCAGCCGGAATAGATTTAGGATATTACATTGGAACTTTGTTAAACTTCGCACCTCTTGGAGGACCAGTAATTTCAGTTGCAACCATACTTCAAATTATTGCTCAAGGACTTAAAGTTATAATCCAAGTTGCTGCTGGTGTGGCGTTTACATATTTTTATACAAAATTCTTCCTCGATAATACACAAAATGGTAGAATAGATAATTTCCCAAGGATTGGTCTCCCCATGATTGCATATCCTGATTGTACAAGTTGTGATTGTGATTGTGGGAATGCAAGTATGGATGATGATTTTGATGCAAATACTTTGGCTCAAGAACAACAAGACATACAAAATAGTCTACAGGATCCCGCAAGTGGGCTTGGATTTGAGGTTGTAATTGCTCAACCAAACAGTATAATTGCACCTGTCAATTCTGCAGGATCTTACGATATTGCACATCCTAATTTCGAAAACGATGCAAATGGGGATGATCCATACCAATGTGGGAATACAGGAGGTTATAAAAGTTTTCAGTCATTATTAGGTCAAAACGATATTAGTACTGCGGTTGCGGTGAAGGCATCTTTAGACTTCAAAAGAATAGTGTCAGGTTATGATGTAATATCATCAACCGACCCAAATAAATTATTTTACAATGAGAATTATCTATTACACGCACCTCAACCATTTTTGTGGTCTGCTAATAAAAATGGGGCGGGAGTTGCAGATGATAGATATTTTGCATACCCAATAACTGCGACATTCCCACAAAAATTAAATGAATTTAACACTAGAGATAAATATTTCTCAGGTGTTAACCAAATTAAAACGACCGTAAACCCAAGTTCAGGATCTACACCATTTTTTGATCAAGTGGTTGTTGTTTTAATGAATTCAGGAACTGCAGCGTCAATTACACCAGGCGGACTTTGTTCATTCCAAGATCCAAATTATATGGATTCAGGATCACAACTTAGAATGATAAACCTTACAGGTGCCACTCTTAATCAATTTAGTAATAATGCGGTTACTGGTTTAACAACTACAGGTGTTACAACATATACTGTTAATTATGCAGACCCAAGTAATCCAAACGGAACATCAAATTCCTCATCAATAATTTATATCAATCAACCACAAATCACACAAGTTGCCGGTAGTGTAACGCAAGAACAAAGTTATTTACAGTACCCAACCGACGTTGAATACTATCAATTGTTAACGGGTCTTACTGTAAGTGATTTTGTAAATAATTCTTTGGGTACCTCAGGTTTTTATAAAAGTGCGTATTTGGAACATAATGTACAATTTAATTACCCAATATGTAATGGAAATAGCGTACCTGTTTGTCCATCATTTGGTACCTATACAATACAAGACGTAATTTATACAATGCCAAATTGGCAGAATTATGAGATTTGTATTTTTGTTAGAGGTGTTGACCCTCATACTACACAACAAACAATTTCTTATGATGTATCTAAAATTTTTGGACATACATCATTTAATGGTAGTTTTGTGGTTAGCGGTAATTACTATTTGAATGTACCAATCCAAAGTTCTACGGTATCTCAAAAACCACAAACGCATAACACTACTAATAACAGTAACGTTAAATTATATCATCCATCTTATAATTTTACAATTACACCGCCAAGTGTTAACCCTAATAATTATAGTGCGTTTACATCTAACTTACCTTATTACTATTTAAGTACTGATGATACACCAACCTATGTTGCTACACCAGGATGGACAAATATATCAACACAAACACAAGGTTCACCATATGTTTTGGTTGATTCAGGATCATTATATACTTTACCAAGAAACCAAGTAAACCCGACAACATATGTTGGTGGTGGTGCGTTCTTAGGTTGGGTTAATAGTAATGGGTTTTCATCGAATATGTTGACAGATACTACAATATCTGATGATGATCAAAAGAAACAATATTACAATACAAATGCGGGATACTTCCAACAACAATCATCATGTGGTGGAAATGGTAATTTAAGTTCATTGTATTCTCCGGCTTATTATAACCAATCATTTTCACCTATTAATTTTAATGATTCTTATCGTATTGTGATGAGGAGTGATAGGTTACCAACATCAACACTTGTTGAAAATTGTGCAAATCCATCGAGTGGGTTTGCTTTACATCAAAATGATAATTTTACCGTATACACTGTTAACGGTCAGTTGGAACCACCTTCAATATCTGCAGGTGGAGATTTGGCTAACGGTGAAAGTTTTGATGAGACAGGTCCTGTTTCTGGTTTAACATCAACTCTAACGTGTGAAGGTATGGTTCCTTTAGAGTGTTATAGTGGTTCAGGTAATAATGTTGGTGTATTACCATCAGGACAATGTTCTATTCCTGCTAACAGAATGATTAATGGTTGTTATTGTTTACTAAACAAGAAATATGTTAAGGAATATGGTTCAGACGTTAGATTGTTTTTAGAATGGAAAGTTAGATTTACAATGAATTTCGCAGCTTGTAGGGGTGTATTCGCACAAGTATTCCAAAACAATTGGATTAATGGGGTTCTTTATATGTTCAATTTTAATAAACGTTTAAATTTTAGTGCTAATCCATTAATACCAAATTATGACTATTGTACGGATGTTATAGTGTTCGACGATATAAATAATAGTTTTTATTATAGATCATCACCATGGAATCAAAACATTCAAGAATTTATCGGTAAAAATAAACCACAAACAAATCCTTTAATACCACAAAGTTTGGTAAATTTCCCTGGTTTTGGGTATAATGATAGACAAATACAATTCCCAACAACACTTGTTGATTTAGGACCTAGAGATTACTTTATCGGTGAAATTTGTTGTAATGCTGGTGAGGGTGGATTTGGTTCTTATTATGCTGACCAATTAAAATCGACATCATACCAAGATAATTCTGATATCATCCAATTAGGATTCCTATCAAGAATATTAAATGAGGGTGTTAGACAAAGAATATTACCTATAGGACAAGGTCAAAATAACACCGAAGGTAAAGGAATCGAACAATTCTTCAATAGTACTCGAGGTGGATATAGAATAGATGGTGATTGGGCTCAAATGTTATCTATTAACTCTGAATGGAAAGTTTTACCTTTTATCACAGAAAACCTTGTAGGACCAAACGCTAATGATTATATTTTCTTTGGTGATAATTACTATCCAGGAACGCCACCATCAGGTGCCAATGATATTAAACCTGTAATGGGATTATTCTTCCAAACACCACAAGAAAATTTAAGATATAGAAAAATCGAATCACCTGGAATTGAGACATATAGTTTTAACCCCCTAATCCAAAACTATTTCGGATATAGTAAATCACAAGTTGTTCCGAACTACAAATGGAGTTTAAAACAGAGTAATCCTACTCAAAATATATTTGGAACCGAAGATAACAACTGGTATACAAATGTTGTAGGACAAGGGTTCTTTAAGAAGAAATACCAAGATTTGGATTTCACAACTTTGGGTGAAAAATATGTGACTAGTACAACTAATTTAGGTTACATTTCAAACTATACATTAGCTGGCGTTCCAGAACCACTAATACCACCTTCAGTTGTTAATCAAGGACAACCTACGGGTAGCGCTAATCAGGCGGTAGTTGTTGGAGCACCTTATCATTTCTACTTTGGTTTAAACAACGGTAAAACAGCTTTGAATAGATTCTATAAACTTTATGTAGCAACAACAGAAGAATGATGTCAGTAGATCCATCAACAAGAATAATAGAATCAACGCAGAGATATAAATCAGCACCTAAAGTTGATCAATTTGTGAACATTCCTTTTGCTCAAACATCGAAAGATTTAATTGAGTATGATAGAAGTGTTGACTTAAGTTTAGCAACTGTTTTTGATGAAGAGAGACAAGCTTCTTCTATATTCAGACCTGTTACAAAATTCACTGTTTTATTTGAGAATGCATATACAGGATCAACAAAATATGTTCCATTTAGAGATAATCTATATTACACTAATGAATTAGCTAATGCCATATGTGCAACAACTTACAATTGGAGTCATTATTTAAGTTACGCTTTTACAAATGACTATAATAAAAATTTATTTGCCGTTGAACCTAATACTCAAATTACTTGGTCTTGGGTTGCATCGGATGGTCTACCATATTACATAATGGTTGGTAATGATTTGAATGGTTTAAATATAATGTTTAAATGTCCCGTTGAACACAATTTACAAGTTGGGGAATTTGTTTTGTTATCTACAAACTACAATGGAACCGAGATGTTCCAAGTCTCAAGTTTGGGTGACCCTGGTGACGGATCAGATGCATTCATCTTCAACATTAAGAATATTGGATATACAGGAACCACATTCCAAACAAACTCACAAGGTACATTCAAAAGAGTTATAAATGCGGCAAATTCTGCAGATACAATAAGTGAATACTATGTTAGAAAACATAAGATATTAACCAATCAAGAATGTTCTGTTTTAGTTAATGCCGGATTTGAAAGAAATATTTACGGGGATAAAAGAAAATGTGAAGTAAAAGTTTTAACCCCGAATAATAAAGCTCGAGTATCAACAAAAGAAGGTAATAGATCATACACCCTTTCATTTAATTGTGATGTCGATACACAACCTTTGAGAGACAATCAAGGTAGACCTTTGAGTGAATTGTTTTTCACATCAATTTGGAGAGGTTATTTTGGTTGGACAAAAGACCTTAAACAAGGATGGTACTTCAACACTTTCTTAGAAGATAAAAAACCACAAACATGGTGGGATGATAATAACATTAATTCAAACGTAATCGTTAATCAAAATAGTTATGTTTCATTAGTAGGTTCAGGACCTTTTTATTATAATGATTTTTTACATTCTGGTGACACTATTGACGGTGATTATTGTGAGTGGAATAATTATGAACAATTAGAAAGAGTTATATCTCTATACCAACATAAAATTAAATATAACCCAACATGGTTTACGCTTTATAATGAATTTCTACCTACAAACCAACCTGGATATTTTTATCAACCACACAGTTCAATACAAATAGCTGCGTTTTCTGATTATATAGAAGAGGGTAGTTCGTCAAATGTTGTTGGTATTCCTGATTACGCTTATTACTCGACAATGGCAGCACTTTTCAGATGGAGAGATAAGTATCCATATGGGTTCATTGATACAGATGGTATTGGAGTTGATTATCCGTTTTTAAATAACGCTCATTACCCATATAAGAACACAATTTTTAGAATTACTCCTGAATTATATAATATACCAAACGATTATGCAATTTCAGGTTCGGTTCCATTGAACATAACAACAATAGCAGAACCAACTACAGATGAATGCGAATAGAATAAAAATATTAAAAACCGAATTAGAACAGTTTGTTAATATACCAATTAACATGCAATGGGATTTTACGGGAAAAGACGATGCTATCGATGAATATGAAGTAAGTGTTATCGATCAAGTTATAGGACCAGCCGCGGATTTTGAAATTGCAAGATTCTCACATAATGTGTTCCAAAACCAAGACACGGCAATTAACTATGAGTTTTATTTCTATGATGATTTACAACCAATAACCGCAAACACAGTTGGTGGTTGGAATATTTCGTATTTAAATAATGGATTTACCGCTGAAGAGGTCTATTATTACTCAAAGCCATTTACCAAATCCTTCTTCAAATTAGATTTTTATGATACTGCGGAAGAAAGAGATCAACAAATTTATTTATCTGTCATTTTACCTGTACAACAAGGATTAACTGAAACTGTTGTTATTTCACCTTTGGTTCCACCTGTCGATATTAAAAAACCAAAAATGGTTTTAGATTTTTTAGGTGATAAAGAAGGTTTTTTTGTTTATTGGTTAAGAAGTAGGGATTTTATAGATGTGGATACTTTTTATGTTACCGCAAAATTTTTTGATGCTAGATTAGGTGTATTTAAACAAATGACTAACACAAGACAAGATTTAATATCACCAACCAAATTTACTTTTAATAATGCGGACTATTTCTATTATAGATATAGTTTAAATTATACTACTAAAACTTACGAGGTATTTTCCACTTCAACAAACCTAAGAGTTGGAGACGGATTATCACCGATAAAATGGTATGAATATGTTAATCCATAATGGAATTACAACAATATAATT